CAGCTTGGTTCTCATAGAACCATAGAGCTTCGGCACGACGACGACGATCAATGTTGGCAATGCCATGTGTCCGAAGGACATGAGTAGGGATTTGACCACTGTCCAGAGCACTTTGTGCTTTGAGTGTGGACAGCAGCTTACCCAAACGAGTGTCAAAGCCATTGGCTTTAGTAGACTGTTTCACACTGTTCAGTGTGCTCCACATTTTGCCTAGGGCTTTGCCCTCTTTCACTAGAGCATCCAAAGTTGTTCCAACTTGGTTTGAAGCTGATTTTGCCATAATACTATCCTTTACTAACTTATGTTACATTTAAGAGAGTTTACTTATCTCTCTCACCCTAAAGGGAGAGATAATAAACTATCTATGTAACAGTATAAGTTAGTAAGTAGTAAGTGCCGAGTTTCCCGTGTGATCCTCTGCCCGTGCCGTTTCACGGGTGGTTGCAGTAATCTGTGATTACGAAACTCGTGCGCTAAACTCGTGAGGCCAAGCCCACTGCAATTCACCGTCCAATGTTGGACAGTTTTGTGATCACAAGTAAACAGCCAGTCACCCCTTATGGGGTGTGGTTAAAATGTGCATCGGCATTGCAACACACACTGTGATCACAAATCCTATGGTTTCACACAGTCTAAAGACTGGCAACTGATTCCATAACAGTTGTCGCAGTTGGCTAAGTCACTGATTTTGTTGAAGCTTCTCGTGTGTTGGTGTGACATGTGTATGTGTTTGCGTTCACCTGTGTGCATGATGTGTGTAACATGCGTCATGACGTGTGATGTGCGGGGGTAGGCGGGGGCCACGTGGGGGGTGTACGTATATGTATACACGTATCTACACAGATCAGGAAAAATGAAGTGTTAACCACATTACATATATAGTGGTTTACACAGAACATGGTTCCAAAAAACGTGGGATACATAGAACGTTTTCCCTAATATTGTAGCATAGTAAAGTTTAGGGGTTGACATGCCTCACAAAATGTGTAAAACTATAATAGTTAAAACTAAGATGACACTTTAAGTGATTACACTTTAAATGTTCACTTAGCTGTTAATATAGTTAGATATAATTATACTTAACTAATATTACACTTATATGTATCACTTTAAATGTACACTTTAAATGTAACGCCGTTAGGCGAGGAATTTGTGTATTTATTACGAAAGTTCTTGACAATGAGTAAAAAATCAGTAAAACTATATACTGACGATGTTCTTTCTGAGTTTTATACTCACGTAATGAATGGAACTGTAGATCAATTACATATCCCCCATAGTGATGTATTCTACGTGCGAGAGGCTGTGCAGAATCATTATGGCAGGAAGTTTACGTTAGAACATGTAGAGTGGGCTATGCGTATGGAAGGATGGACAGACAGTGTCGATACCAGCGAGAGTTAAAAGTACAATGGAACGTTTGGGATTGTCAGGCGTTAATAAACCTAAACGTACCCCTAAGCACCCAACTAAGTCACACGTAGTGATGGCTAAAGAGGGTGAAACATATAAACTAATTCGTTTTGGTGAGCAGGGTGCAAGCACTGCAGGTAAACCCAAAGCTGGTGAGTCTGACCGTATGAAAAAGAAACGTGCATCATTTAAAGCACGTCACAGAAAAAATATTGCTAAAGGTAAGTTGAGTGCAGCTTATTGGGCAGATAAAGTTAAATGGTAAATAGGAGTAAGTACCAATGCTAACAAAAGCACAAAGAGCTGCACGTGCGGCACGTCAAGCAGCACAGGAAGCTAAGACAGTAGTAAAGAAAGGCAGCATTGCTAAGAAGATGACTGTCAGTAAATCAGACATTGAACAAGCAAAGACAGCCAATCAACTAGACGCAATGCAACGCCGTATTGATGATATGCCAGATGGTAATCGTAAAAAGATGATGCAGAACATGTTGGATGCGCAACGTGACAAGTTTGAAAAAATGCAGTCTGATGAAGTCACTAGTCGTACATTAAAAAGTGCACGAGCTAAACCAAAAGAACAGGTTAGTTTGTCTGAAGCACCTTTTGACTATAACAAAGGTGGTATGGCCCGTAAAAAGTATAACAAAGGTGGCTATGCTAACTGTGGTGCATCTATGAAGCCTACACAGAAATCTACTAAGATGGCATACGGCGGTATGGCACGTAAGAAGTAATGCTATGTGGATAGGGATAATGCTCGTATGTTTTGATCCTATGGCATTGTCCTGTAAGATTATAGCAAAACCAGAACCTTTCTACACTGAACAAGCTTGTTTAGAAGAAGCAGAAAAGATAGCTACCAATATAAGAGCAGGGGGTGCATATGCTACACCACACTGCCATAAGATTGAAGGAAACAGTGCCTAATGACCCCAGAACAAATAACACAGATTACTGCTCTTGGTTACATTGTAGTTAATCATGGACAACATGTAGAAGACATAAACAAAAACATTGTAATGACACGCAATGAAGACGGTACATACATTACAGATGTTAAAGAGTTACAAGCCATAACACAAGAAACTAAACTAGTTCGTGCTCGTAATGAAAAGGGTCAGCTAATGGCAGATGATCCTTCTACACCTGATGTTAATGAAGCATGGACAACTAAAATAGTTAAAAAAGTAAAAGGTAAAAAGTAAGTGGTAGCTTTTAGTTATAACACAGTAACTGAAAGTGTTGCTGTTACAGCCACTGCAGGTGGGGCAAGTAGTGATGTTTTATACACTTGCCCTAATAACTATGATGCTATAGTTACTTTTCTTCACGTAAGTAATGGTGCTTCATCTACAGGTAATGTTTCTATTCAGTGGTATCATAAAGAAGATAACACGTACTATACTATAGTTGATAATAAGTCTATAGCAGGTAATGATGTATATAACATGATTACATCTGATAGGTTGCACTTACACGCAGGTGACAAGATAACTGTATTTAATGGTGGTGGTACTATGGGTGTCACAATATCTGCAGAGGAACATTACAACCCTAACAGAAAAGCATAACGGACTTGCATTATTGTCTATAGTATGTTATAACTATATATGATATAACTATCTCGTGTAGTAAAAATGCTACACTATCATATAAGGAGATAGTTATGAAAGAATGGTTTAAAAAAGTATTTGTTGCATTGATTGAAGCTCGTCAACGTGAAGCAAATGCAAAGATTGCAGCAATGCAACTTTATCGTATGTCAGATCGTGAACTAAATGATATTGGCATTGGTCGTGGAGATATTCGGAGAGTAGCTTATGAGGAAGTCCAAAACTACAAGAACAAAAAAGAAAATGTCTCGTGGTGGCAGTACCTCAACAGTAAATTCGGCGGGAAACTACACAAAACCAACCATGCGTAAAAACTTGTTCAACAAGATTAAAGCAGGTACTAAGGGTGGAAATGCAGGTCAATGGTCTGCACGTAAAGCCCAAATGTTAGCCAAGCAGTATAAAGCTGCAGGTGGTGGATATAAGAGCTAAGAGGGCAATATGGACCCAGTGACAATTATCAGTGGGGCCACTGTTGCCTTCAACGCACTTAAAAAAGGCTTTGCAATAGGCAAGGACTTACAGGATATGTCTAGCCAACTAACACAGTGGGCGGGACATATGGCTGACTTAGGTCAAGCTGAGAAACAAGTAAACAATCCCCCTTGGTGGAAATCATTAGGTGGCTCGGTTGAAGCTGAAGCAATGGAAGTGTTTGCCGCTAAACGTAAAGCAGAGCAAATGCGTAAAGAGCTAAAAGACTATATTAGTTTTACAATGGGTCCGTCTGCTTGGGATGAACTGATACGCATTGAAGCTAAGATACGTAAACAAAAAAGAGAACATGAATACCGTAAGGCTGAGTTACAAGAAGCTATTATAACTTGGACTATATCAGGGTTACTACTACTTAGTGGTATAGGCGGTATCATATTCTTTGCATGGTTAATGTCAAATGGCTAAAGCTAAATCACAACAAAGCTTAGATAAATGGACTCGACAGAAGTGGAGAACTAAAAGTGGTAAACCTTCGACGCAAGGCCCAAAAGCTACAGGAGAACGTTATCTACCTGAAGCAGCAATTAAAGCAATGTCTAGTTCGCAGTATGCAGCTAGTTCAGCAAAGAAAAGAAAAGATACTGCAGCGGGTAAACAATTTTCTCAGCAGCCTAAAGGCGCAGCTAAAACGGCTGCACGTTTTCGGAGGACGTAATGGTAGTTGACTTTGACGTAGATGGTGATGGCGTTATCACGGCAGAAGAAGTAGCAATGAAAGAACGTATGCTTGAAATAGAGCTACGTGAAGAAAAAGCTGAATCACAAAAGTTTATGGCTTGGGTAGCTATGGGCATGATGATTATCTTTACTGTATTTCTATTTACACCAATGATGTCTGATTCACGTGTTAGTGCTCTAGCAGATTTGCTAGGGTTATTTTATATTGCACAGACTGGTGTAGTTGCTGCGTACATGGGAGCTACAGCTTATATGGCAGGTAAGCCTATGGGCAACAAAGTGGCAATGAGTAAGGATATGAGATAATGTTAGCACCAAGACGTGATGCATTTCAAGGTTTAAGAAATCAAGTTGCTGGATTAGCAAGTAGAAGAGTTAATGCCCAACAACAAGTTCCTTCAGCTATGATACCTACACAGAATGCTCAAGTACAATCTCTTATGATGCCCCCAGAGCTACAACGTATACAGGCAATGGGGTTGTCTTATCAATCAAAATTACAAAATGATTCTTTTTTACAAGGCATACGACAACAACAAGAAAAACTTGGAGCCGCTATACAACAAAAGCAACAGGGCTACGTAAATTCCGTCCAACAGTTTTTTAATACTGCTCCACCAGAGTTAAGACAATTTCTTAACTCACCTCAAGTAATGCAAAACATAAATGTGGCTTATGCAAACAGTCAGCCAGAGTTTGCGCAAATGCAAGACTTGAATAGACAATACACTGAATATGTTCAAACTAACTATGGTGAAGAACAAAAAAGACTTCAGGAGTTACAACAGCAAGCAGCACCTCAGATAGAGCAGTATCAAAATCAAATGAGGCAATATCGTGGGATTATGGATCAACAAGGTGAAACTCCTAACTATATGGGTTCAGATTTTAAAAACATAAGTGCTGAAGAAGCAGGATTTAAAGCACCTACTGGACCTGCTACTCAAGGAATGGAATTTTATTATAATCCTACTACTCAACAGAAAGTAACTGTAATGAGTGGTGGATATGGAGTTCCAGAAGGATTTGTAAAAGGTAACTCTATGGGTTATCAAGATCAACCACAACCTTACAATCAAAACAACCAATCAAATTTTTCAGCACAACAGGCTTTATTTAATCAAGCTCAACAAAAAAAGAACAATTTAACACCAGAACAATTTCAAAGCGCAATGGATCGGGCCGTAAAAGAAAGTAATGTTAAAACTATTTTTGGTGTGCAACCACAAAATCCATATACATCAACAACTGCAGTAGATTCTACAGGTACTCCTATAACTGGAATACAACCAGCACAACAACAACCAACAGTTAAACCAATAGTAGACCCTATTCGTACTCCTATATTTAAACCGCCTACACCTTTAAATCCAATAAAACAAGAACCTGTTAAACCTATAGTAGACCCTAAAATAGAACCTGCACGTCCACCTATTGCTTTAGCTACCCAACCTACAATTAAACCTGAAGTCGATCCTATTGTAGAACCTGTAAGAAATAGGTATGCCCCTAGACAATACCAAAGCTTAAATACTAATGTAAAAGGACTTATGAGATAATGGCATTTAATTTATCACAACGATCATTAGATAAACTAGAAGGTGTTCACCCTGATATGGTAGCAGTTGTTAAACGTGCTATTGAACTGACAGACGTTGATTTCGGTGTGACGTATGGTGTCAGAACTTTAGCAGAGCAGGAAGAACTGTATAACTCTGGACGATCACAGACTATGAAATCCAAACATCTTATTCAAGACGATGGATATTCACATGCCGTAGACCTTGTAGCCTATTTTGGTTCTAACGTAAGTTGGGAACTTAATGTCTATGATAACATCTGCGATGCTATGGCACAGGCAGCAGAAGAACTAGAGGTGCCTATCAAATGGGGTGCGGCTTGGTCAGAGGGTGACATTCGTTACTACGATGACACTGCAGAGGACGCAATGAATGCGTACATTGACCTACGTAGATCACAAGGTCGTAGACCCTTTATTGATGCTCCACATTTTGAGATGATGTAATGCGATGGTTAGTTCTGGCCTTATTGTTATCTAGTTGTGGTTTAACTTCTTTTATTCCTAGTGGTGGAACTAATGTTGCTGCTAATACACAGTTAGGTAAAGAAAACAAACAGGCTGTAGTTACTTACGAAGAAGAAGAAACTAATAACGCAGGACGTGACATCGTTACAGAAACAAAAGAAGTAGAAGCAGGTCCAGTAGAAAAGTTACTGATTAGTAATCAAAACATTCCACCTTGGGTTATGTTCTTGTTGCTACTAGGATGGCTACTTCCTACCCCGACACAAATAGGTCAAGCATTAGCAAACTTTGTGCTTGCATTATTTAAAAGAAAGAGTTAAAATGGCACGAGCATTAACAGAAAAACAACAGAAACTACTTGCAGTTTTATTTGACGAGGCAGGTGGTGACATTAATGTTGCTAAACGAATAGCAGGATATTCGGATGCTACTTCGTCTACTGAAATCATTAACTCTTTGAAAGAAGAAATACTAGATGCTACATCTGCATACATGGCACGTAATGCTCCTAAAGCTGCAATGGCTATGGTAGGTGCTTTGTATGATCCTACAGAACTAGGTATTCGTGATAAGATGTCAGCAGCAAAAGAACTATTAGATCGTACTGGCCTAGTTAAAACAGAGAAGATGCAAGTAGAAGCTAAAGGTGGTGTAATGCTAATGCCACCAAAACAAATGGATGACGATGACTAAACCTCTGCAAAAGTGGAAGTTACCCCAACCGACAGACATAAAAGAAGACAATGAATGGGTTCCTATTCCCCGTATATCTAGGACCATTCCATTTGGCTACGAAGTAGACACCGATGATCCCGATGTACTTTTACCTATTGAGCATGAACTTGATATGCTTGAACAGGCACAAAAGTACCTTAAGCAGTATTCATATCGTGAAGTAGCTAATTGGCTAACACGAAATACAGGTAGAGATATATCTCACGTAGGATTACGGAAACGGTTGGACAATGAGCGACAACGAAAAAACAAAGCTGCAAGCTTACGCCGATGGGCAGACTATGCGAAAAAGGCAATCGCCAAAGCGGAAGAAATTGAACGCACAAGACTTGGAGCCAAAGCCGACGAGGAAGCGAACTACAGCAAAGCCAAAGCCTGAACCTGCAAAAATAGTTGAAGAGATTCCAATTGAGGAACAACACAACGTAATCTTTAAACCTAATGCAGGACCACAGACAGACTTTCTTGCTGCGGGGGAACGTGAAGTCCTATATGGCGGCAGTGCGGGTGGTGGAAAAAGTTATGCAATGTTAGCTGACCCTTTACGATATATGGGTCACCCAAACTTTTCAGGGCTACTGCTGCGTCACACAACAGAAGAACTTAGGGAACTTATATTTAAGTCACAAGAAATGTACCCTAAGATATGGCCTGGAATTAAATGGTCAGAAA